TAAACCTACACACTTTCCATATTTTGAAGGGGGGCGTTTACGCTCCCTTTTTTTATTCGTTACATTTTCGTTTTTTCCCATTATATAAATATGCAGTTGATCACAACGAACGCAGTTAACCGCCTATACTTTACCGCAACCGAAAACATGGTGAGCGGTGCATGGGTATATTTGAACATTCACCACGTAGCAACCAATGAAGATTATTTTTTCGACTTTCCAAAATCTCAAAACCTTAGCCCATTTACTGGCCGTTTTGATGCTTGGGATTGCAATGTTGGGAATCTACCCGTTGGTCAGTGTTTATATACATTGTACGAGGGTAATGAAGGAGCGGTCAACCCTGAAAGCGAGGAAATTTTAAACGTGTTGGAAGTTGGATTGTACGAAGTGTTGGCAAATGAAAGCACCGACATCGTATTTGAAAACGATACAACTTACATCGAGCCAAATTTATGAGTTCAAGAAGAGTAAAAAATTTGTACGGAATCCCGAAAAGTTCGCCTATTGTACGACAGGACTTTGAAACGAAGTTACCCGAGTACAAGGTAGTGAACGGTAAGGATTACGTTATGTACGGTGAGCATAACCGTTACCCCGATTACTTGTTGGAAATGTACCAACGTAGCGCAAAGCATAACGCTATCGTGAACGGGAAGGTAAACTACATCACGGGTAAAGGTTGGACGTACGAAGTGGACAAAGTACCGAGCGAAATGCTAGGTGAGTTAAATCGATTGATGGAGAACCCGAACCCTTACGATGACTTGAACGATATTCTTTATAAGACCGCACTTGACTTTGAAATTTTTAACGGGTTTGCGTTGGAAATCGTGTGGAATATGCACGGGAAAGTTAGCCAAATTGCACATAAAAACTTCGGTAACCTACGCAGAAACGTTGATGGAAGCAAGTTTTATTACGCGGATGAGTGGAAAGAGTTTGGCGAACCCGAAGGACTTACCGAGTATATGCCATTCGACCCCGAAAAGCGTTTGGGTAAGCAACTATTCTATTACTGTTCTTACGCTCCAAGCGTGCGTTATTACCCCATTCCAGAATACCTTGGTGCGCTTGCTTATATCGAAACCGATGCAAGAATTGCCAATTACCACGTTAACAACTTGCGTAATGGTTTCCTTGGTGGTTTCCTTTTCAACTTCAACAATGGAGTACCTTCGGATGAAGAGCAAAGAGAAATTAAACGTCAATTACAAAAGCAATTAAAAGGCGACGATGGTGAGCGTATCGTGGTGAACTTCAACGATAGTGCTGATACCGGTTTAAAGATTGAACCATTAAACGCTAACGACCTCGATAAGCAGTTTAACATCTTGAATGAAACAATCCAAACTGAAATCTTTGTTGCTCACCGCGTAACCTCCCCGATGTTGTTCGGTGTACGGGTTGACGGTCAACTTGGTGGACGTTCTGAATTGGTTGAAGCTTACGAACTTTTTAAGGCGGTGTATATTAACGACCGAGTGCAAAAGTTGGAAAAGGTGTTCAACTACATTTTCTCTTTCAATGGTTTGGGCGTGTTGGAAATCGAACCTACTGAACCAATCACTGAAAGATTAAGTGAGCAGTCATTGCTTCAAATCATGACCAAGGACGAACTGCGTGAAAAGGCGGGTTTACCACCTTTGGCAGAAGTAACCGTTACTGAACAAACACAATCATTCACTCACCACGATTTCCGTAAGGAGAAAGAAGAGTTAGCGTTGTTTCAAAAGTTTGGCCGTGACGCTTCGGAGTTCGTTGAAGTAACACGCCGTCCGATGCGTTACGGGTTCGAGTTATTAGAGCAAGAATTTGCGAGCGAGTACGCAGAACTTGATGCGGATATTTTGAAAATGATCGAGAAAGACCCCGCCATTACTTCGGATAAATTAGCCGAAAAGTTAGGTAAGTCAATAGAGTTAATTTCAGACCGTATAAGCGCACTTATTGAAGCAAAGGCTATCAATATCCGTGGAGCGTTAAAAGAGCTTGGAGAATCCGCAAAGAACTTTATTAAGCCACGTAACCCCGAAGGTGAACCGTTGATGCAAGTCATGTACAAATACGACGTACTTCCCGAATTTGGCCCTCAAAAGTTGATCGCTGGAAGCCGTGAATTTTGCTCGAAAATGATTGACTTAGGAAGGTATTACACCCGTCAGGATATTAACCAAATTTCAGACATTATGGGGTACTCTGTTTGGGAGCGAAAAGGCGGTTGGTACACAAAGCCCGGCACGAACCAGCACTACCCAACGTGCCGTCACACTTGGATGCAAACATTAGTAAAACCGAAAGCATGAGCCAAAAAGCTTTATTCATAACCGAGAAGCAGTTGAAAGATGCTTCATTGATTAACGAGAATGTTTCAATGGTGAAGTTGCGCCCTACGGTAATCATGTGTCAAGAAATGCACATTCAACCGATATTAGGTAGCGACCTTTACAAAGAAATTGCTAATCAAATTATTGGTAACACGTTAACCCAAGAAAATGAGGACTTGCTTATTGACTACATTCAGCCATGTTTGCAAATGTTTGTACAAATGGAGTTCCCGATGGCCTTCGGCTTCCAATTACGAAACAAGAACGTGGAGCGTGGAACTGATCAAAACAGTACACAGGCCTCCATGAGTGAATTGCAACGGTTGATTGATTACTACAAATCAAAAGCGGAGTGGTATGCTGAAAGAATTACACGTTATATTTTAACCAATATCACCGATTTCCCTGCCTATCAATCGCCAAGTGGACAGATAGATACTATATTACCGAACCGGCGCAATTACACTGCGGGTTTGGTGTTAGATAATTACGGTTGTTGTGGCGATTACGCTAAGCGTTACCAAGCTAACTTCAATCGAGATTGTGACTGTTATTGAAACGTATGAGTTACCACAAAAAGAACGTAGAAAAGTTACGGGTTTACCTATCAAAAGAACAAAATGCAAAGTTGGAACACGATAAAAAGAAGCTTAAAGGAGTTCAGCGAGAGCCATCCGCTCGTTAATTCGTTCGGTACGGGTAACATTCTGGACCCTGATAGCGCACAAATAACCAACTTTGTTACTCCCGAAATCGATCGGGTGTATTACCCTTTGGTTTTCGCCACGTTGGACGGTGCGAGGTTTGGCAGTAATTCAGCCACGTTCACGGTGGGATTAGTGTTCATGGATAAAATCGAGGAAAGTCAAAAGGTTGCTGATCGACCTACGGGTTCAAATGCTTTGAACTTCCAAACGCTACAACCCGATGAAGTCATGAGCGACATGACTCAACTGGCGGGGGATTTCATGATTAAATACCAACGGACTTTTGGCAATGACTTTGATATTTCCGTGGATGCAAACGTGGATTACTTTGTTGATAGGTTTGGTGATCGTGTAGCGGGGTGTAGAGCGGTAGTATCGTTTAACGTTCCACTCGCTTTAAGTATTTGCACCATACCGACTGAAATGAACCCCGATGTTTGTTACTTTGGAGGCGTGGAAGCTACCAATCAAATCGACCTTTACGATGGTAGCACGATAGCGGTTGCGATTGATAAACCGATAAACATTACCTTCGATGGTAGTGCGGTTAGTAACTTATTCCTTTGGTTTGCAGTTCCTTCAACTTATTCGTTTTCGCATTGGTATCGAAGCGCCTTTGATCAAGGTTCATTCGTGGATTTATTTGAGGTGTACGATACGCAAGATGGGTACGATATTTACGTAACAAAATGGCAAACGGAAGCAACCGTACAAATGACTATACAATGATAAGACTTTCAGATAATTTAGAAATCAACAAACCCGCACCAGTCGATGACCGATTGGGTGTGTTTGTTTCCACGGCTTCGGCTTTGAGTTCAGTTCCCGAAGATAGGCGTTACATTGGTTTAACCGTTATCGTTGACGATGGAAGCGGAGCGGTTGAGTATTGGTTTAAAGACGGCGTGGCCAATGGTGATCTTGAAGCAAAGTCAACAGGTGGCGGTGGTGGTGGTGTACCTTACACGGGTGCAACACAAAACGTCGATCTCGGCACGTACAATTTAACTGCCGATCAATTAGCGTTAAACGTAAACCCAACCGGCACGCTTGCAGTTGGTGCAACCGAGTGGAACGATAGCCTTGGAAGTTCACAAACACTTTTGAAAGGTGGCTCGGTTACATTGAAGAACGGCGTTGATTTAGTCGCTCGTGTGGTAAACAAGGTGAACCCAAACACCACACTAACGAAAGCACAATACCAGGTTGTAAAGGTTACGGGTGCGCAAGGCCAAAGGTTAGCGGTTAATTTAGCGCAAGCCAATAGCGATCTTAATTCAGCCGATACACTCGGAGTGGTAACGGAAACAATCGCACCTAACCAAGAAGGATTTATTCTAACCGTTGGCCAACTTGAAGGAGTAAACACAACCGGAAGTTTGCAAGGTGAAACGTGGAACGATGGCGATGTGTTATATTTAAGCCCAACCACTGCGGGGCGCATGACCAATATTAAACCTAACGGTTCTACCGGTCACATTGTGGTCCTTGGTTACGTGGAATATGCGCACGCTAACAACGGAAAGATTTACGTTAAGATCATGAACGGTTGGGAGTTAGACGAACTTCATAACGTGTTTATTGACCCAGCAACGCTTGCGAATAACGATGCTTTGATTTACGAAAGTTCAACCGACCTATGGAAGAACAAGCAAGTAACCAAGGCTATGGTTGGACTTGGAAACGTGGACAATACTGCGGATGCAAGTAAGCAATTTACAGCGTCCCAAATTACATCGGGAACGTTCGATAAGGCACGCCTTCCGAAAATCATTCCTGCGGTTGCTATTGCCCCATCAGCGTTTACTTCGGGAAATACTACTTCCGAAGTGATCATGCAAACCTTAACCATTCCCGCAAACACTTTGAACGTAGGCGATGTGATTCGTATTTGTGGGTTGATGACTTATAATACAAACGGAACAAAGTCACTTCGTGTTAAGTTTGGAACTACAACTGCGGGGGCTAGTTTATATTCACCCTCAACATTAGGGGCTTCTATTACATCAACACAAATAGATTTACTCGCAGTTGTAACGTTGTCAACAACTTTAAGATTTGCAACAAATACGGTCACAAATAATACCATTTATGGTAATAACGGTGGAGCATTGGTTAGCCAAACCATTGACCGTACTCAACCGATTAGCTTTATTATTACCGTTGCAAAAACAACTGGGTCTGATACCGTTACGTGCGAGAGTGCTTTCCTTGAAATTATTACATCATGATTTACGCAGTCACTAATTTAGAAGGTGTTACCACCTATGATTTAACCTTTGAGGATGCAATGAAATTGTATGTTGAAGGTTCACGTCTTTGGGCAAGTGAAGACGGTGGTTTGGGTTACTTTGAAATCTTTGTGCCATGAAGCAGTTACTACATGACCTCGGCATTAACCTGGGTTTATCCTTTGCGGGCTTTGCGGGTTCGCTTGTTATGATTGGCAAGAAAGAGTTTTCGTGGAAGAAAGCATTGGTGAGTATTCCAAGCGGTGTATTCAGTGCGAACTACCTTACTCCTATCGTGGTTGAAGGTTTGGGCATGGAGAACGGATCAGCGGAGTACGGTATCGCTTTTATCATGGGTTACCTTGGTTTAAAAGGAACAGAAATTTTTGCAACTAAATTTATTCAAAATGAAAAATCTAAAAAACCTGATGCCTAAAAAGGCTAACGAAATGAGCGTTTATGAAAGAGCGACGGCTGAAACCCCTCCATTTTTTAAGAAACTGCGCACTATTGGTATTGTGGTTGGTGTGGTCGGGGGTGCTTTGGCTACTGCACCAGTTTCGCTCCCTGCGTCAATCGTAGCTTTGAGCGGTTATTTGATCACTGCGGGTACAATTATTACTACCGTTTCACAAATTACTGTTGACGAGAACAAATAAAGTCGTATATTTGTAGCAGATAGCACGGTTTTCGTTGTTTTCGTAGTTTAATTTTTTGGTTGAACCCCTGAGAAATCGGGGGTTTTTTTATGCGTTCAAAAAAAAGTTTCATTTTTTTTTCGTAAAAAGTTTGCACAATTAAATTTCATGTGTATCTTTGTAATACCAAAGAGAAACAAACTAAAAAACAAAGCTATGACAACCAAAAATTTAGAAAACAAGCTTAACAAAATGGGAGTTAATTTTAAAATTGTTCAATACAATGAATTTAATTGCGATTATGTTTTCATGATTAACGGAAAAACTTACCAAGCAGGATTCAACGTAAGGGATAACAAAATTACAGATTATTGCCGTGCAATTGGTTATTGCCAATCAAGCCAAGAAACACAAAGAATTTTCTTTAAGAATTTCAATAAAGTTTTAGATAACGCAAATTCATAAAAAAAACGGGGGGGTGCGCATCCGTAACGCACAAACAAACCAAAAAACAAAATGAACAAAACGCAAACAACCATTTGGGGGATCGTAACGCTTTACGTGTTCCTCCTAACCAAAAACCCATTCACACTTATTTACATGATGTTTATAGGTGCTTACATTTCAAAAAGAATTGAAACCAAAAAATCAAAATAATATGAAAACAATGAACGACAAAATGTTTCCAGTTGACGCTTTGCGCTTTTGGAAAGTGAAACCAAGCTATGACAAAACTTGTGTAGGTTGGGAAATCTTTATCGGTCACGCACATTCTGATAATATGTGCGACCCTGTAAGCCATTACATTTTCCAAGATGTTACTGAAATGTTCAAACACCTTCGAGGGTACATCGATCACGAAGAGCGCCACGTTGGAGAACTACTTAACGAGGTAATCCGGTGGGATATGAAAAATTCAGAGTTATGTGTTACCGATGCAAGTTTCAGCGAGCAAATCGGAATCGGTGTAGCAATCAGTTTCAAAATGAATTTCAACACGGTCGAAAACTATTCAATCATATTTAGCTATTTCAAATAATGCGAGAACTTAAACAAATGAAACGGGGGCGGAAACCTGCTCGCCCCTTGGTTTCCACGGCCTTAGCGCAACGATGGGAACAAGTAAGAAACGAACGGAAAATATCCGTACATCGATTGCCAGTTAGCCCACCGACTTACCGAAAGGTAATTAACACGGGGTACTGCGATCAGCAAACATTGGTTAAACTAACTAAATTCTTTTTATGATTAGCAAACACATAACACTAACCGAGGCCACAAAGAGCAACACGGCCACCCGTTTGGGAATCAACAACACACCAAACCAAGCAACCATTGAAACCATGAAGCTAACCGCTGAAAAGGTATTCGAACCTTTACGGGAAATTCTGGGCGCAATCCGAGTTAGTTCGTTCTACCGTTCGCCTGACCTTAACCGTGCCATTGGTGGGAGCAAAAGTTCACAACACTGCAAAGGTGAGGCGATCGACATGGAAGCCTTGAACACATCTAACTTTCACCTATTTGAGGAAGCGTGCAAGCTACCCGATTTTGATCAAATCATTTGGGAGTTTGGCACGAAGCAAGAGCCAGCATGGGTGCATATCAGCTACTCAAAAACCAACAACCGCAAACAAATCTTACGTGCAACCAAGATCGGAAACCGCACGGCCTACGTGCCATACCGTAAAGATTGAAAAAAATAGTTTGCACAATTAACTTTCATTTGTATATTTGTGAACCAAAACAAAATTATGGAAAACATCAAAAACTTGGCGAAAGCTTTGGTTAAAGCAACCGCCCAAATCGAAGGTGCTACAAAAGACAGTACCAACCCACACTTCCGAAACAAGTACGCAGACCTTGCGAGCGTTACGGATGCGATCAAGAAACCGCTTAACGATAACGGTTTAACGTACTCACAAATCATTCACCGCTTGGAAGGTGGCGTGGGTGTAGAAACGCTGATCATTCACGAATCGGGTGAAACCATGAGCAACGGCATTACGTTCGTTCCTGCGCCTAAAAACGATCCGCACGGATACGGTAGTGCGCTTACTTACGCACGACGTTACTCGCTTTCCGCTTGCTTCGGGGTTATTCAAGAAGACGACGATGCGAACGGGGCTACCAACCTACGTACAACGGGTGATATTAACAAGGTTCAGAGCAAAAAAGAATCCGCACCAAAGTTCGCAAAGGCTGATGAACTGCAACCATTTACCGCTGAAAAGTACGCAAAGCTATTGGAACTTCACGAAACCGATCCTGACTTATGTAAGAAGTTGGAAGCGCACTACCGTATTACTTCTGAAATCAAAGCACAATTCAAGAAAGATACCGGAAAGGATTGGAAATGACACAGGACCAAAAATTAGAACTATTGAAACACCTTTACCCAACTACGGGTAACCGTGAAATCGCAAAGCTAATCAATATGCACTACACCACAGTTCGTTACTATGGTGAAAAGTTCGGCCTTAAAAAAAATGAGGAACTACTTGCTGAGCAGAAAAAAGACAGCCTTGGAAAGTCGTTGGAAGTTAGACGTGCAAGTGATTTACGACATAAGCTTTTAGCTGAAAAAACGCTAACGTATTGGGAGCGTGTGAAGGAGTTTAAACAAGATCAACTACAAACGCACGGACGTAAGCACCCATTCTATCTATCAATCAAAAACAGTTTTTTCAATCATAATTAAAACCAAAAAAAATGAACACGAAAAAAATTTCTATTCAACTAAGTGATGAATACTTAGTGATTAAAATTCCAAAAACGGAGATTAATTTTCCAAACATTGAACTACCTAAATTGGAATTATTTGAAGAGTCAGTAAAAATCAATCCGTACAAAGAACTCCACAAAAACACGATTGCATTTTTTAAAGAAATTGCTAACAAGTATGGAACAAATGTAAAAATTTCAAGAAACGACAATTTTATTAAAGAATTAAGATACAAGTACAGAATCAATGAACCTCACCAAAATTTACGAAATTTAAGAAATAGGGGTATTGTTGATTTAGTTTACCATGAAAATCAAACACGCATCGATTATTTCATTTTAAAAGATAATGCACAATGGATATAATCACACAATCAAATAACTTGCTTTCTTCTGTTACTGGAAGGGAGCAAGTTGAATTGATGCACCAAGAGTTCCGCATTCAAATCGAAGAGGGTAATATCAACCCGTTGGAGTTTGCAATCAAAGCACGTATGATCATTAAGGCCTTAGAGCAAACATTAACCGATACCCAATACCTTGCAATAGGCGAACAGGAAAAGCACGGGAAAACGGCCGAAATGTTTGGAGCAGTGGCCACGACCTCCGAAATGGGTGTGAAGTACGACTACGAAAGTTGCAACGACATCGAATGGATTATTTTGAAAGAGAACGTAGAACGTACAACCGAAATGCTCAAAGCCCGTGAGAAGTGGTTGCGATCACTTACAAAACCTGAAAACATTGTAGATGGGAACGGTGAAATTGTAACCATTACCCCGCCAATCAAAAGAAGTACAACAACCTTAAAAGTAACAATGAAATGAAACCAAACCCTGAGCAACTAATTAACTTCATCCAACGCATTAAAATGCAAGCCATGGAAGTACACGTTAACGCCCAATACACGGCAAAGAAAATCGACCTTTCAAGGGTATCGAGATTCGATATTTTAAACCAACGGATGCAACGGTTGTACCGTTTACGTTCCCAGTGCATCGAACACAAAGACTTTTACAAGGCACTTCAAGCTATGCACCTAATCAACCGAGTAGGGTTTGAACTTTCTAAAACTTACAACTATACTGCCCTATGAACTACCCCGAACCAACAAAAGAACAGTTAGCCATTACCCGAGCGGTGGTGCTTATGCAAGCCCTTGCAGAAACCTTGGATGACCTAAAACGAACCAATGCTTACCGTCAATCGTTAAAGAATCGATTGAACCTTTTAGAGCATGACTTGTCAGTTTACCTCAATACGCTTTCCGTAGCGTTTTGGGGTGAGGATGAGGAACTAATGATGCAAATAAGCCGAGGGATTGATGCTGTTACAAGTGCGCTCGCAACGTGGCATCCCGCACAAATGGCCGTCCTTGAAGACGTGCTAAATCAAATCGAAGAACAATTTAAACAAACACAAAATGAAGTATCAGAAACCACAGAACAAACAGGACATTGAAGCCTTGAAATGGAAAATGAGTTACTTGGAGAACCAATTAACGGGGCAACTATGCGACGAAGAAATGCAACTACGTCAAGAGATAAGCGAGATTAAGCAACTGCTCCGCTCGGTTGAATACCCTGAACGTCCGACCGATTCAAGTTTCGAATGTTTTGGTTGTGGGAGTTAAATTTGTTTTGTATATTTGAAGCAGAAACAAAAGCAAATTAGCGGATTTGCCTGTAATAAAAACCTAATAACCCTGCCTTGGACGTGTACCGCTATACCGTTCTTGGTGGGGTTTATTATTTATGAACCTAATCGATTACAATTTTCGCCTTAATTCGATCATCAAGGAAGGAATGCTAACGACAAACGAGATCGCTTTGATGTTTGTTATTATCAACCTACAAAACACGCTTAAATCGGATTTATTTGGTTTGCCTACCCGTACAACCTCGGCACATTTGAACCTATCCAATCCAACCTATTACCGTACTTTGGAAGGCTTACAAAATAAGGGATTGATAGCAATTTTAGAGCAAGGAAAGAAGAACCAAGCGCCCATTATTCGCATCACATTCGATAAAAAAATTTTAGCGAATCCGTTTAGCATTTCACAATTTGAAACGAATGCGATAAAAGAAAATGAACAAATGCTATCAAAAAATTTTATCGAATCTGTGCACATAAATAAGAAAGAAGAAAGAATCAAAAATAAAGAATCTACTAATAGTAGTAGTAGTATTAAAGAGCCATTTCAAAATTTAAAACCAAGCGACTGCAAAGAGTACATCAACGAGCAATTAGAACACCACCTATTCAACCTCAAACAAGCAACCAATTACACGGTAGAACAAATACGCTCGGCAGTTGATACCTTTGTGAACTATCAAGAACTCGAAAGCAAAATGTACCACTTCAAAAGCGATTCATTCAAACACTTTGCACACTGGATAAAACGCATTGACCTGAACAAGATCAACAAACCAAAAGAGCAAAAGCTAAACGCCAACCAAATGACCGATGACGAAATTGCAAAATGGGTGGTAGAAAAACGATACGGAAAACAACCATAAAAAAAACGATATGAAAATCAAAGAAATGAACCAAGCAACCCGAACCGAGTACCTCACAAAGCAACTACTTAAACTGTACTCGTACTTCGGTAACAACGTTGCAATGGATGAAGGGATCATGCGACAAGTAGAAACACTTGAAGAGGACTTAGAAACCTACAACAACCTAACCACCGACCAATTTGAGCAAGCGTTAAGGAACGGACGTAAGGAAAGCACCGACGCTTTCAAACCTTCCATTCGATTGATCGTGCAATGGGTGGGTAACTACATCGTGCGCTTCAATAAGTCAGAACAAAAGATCACACATTCAGGAGCAGAGTTCTCACGTAACTACCCAATTGAACAGCGCAAGGCTTGGATTATTTCAAGCTACCGACAATACCATGAAGAGGGTAAGGATATGACAAAGTTTTACGACTTCGGTGCGCCTACTTACGAGTCTATCTACAAATACTGCGGTTACAACCTTTCACACGATCAGCGTGAATGGTGTTTCGAAATGAGCAAACGTTTATCACTTTCCCAAATGTTCAACGCATTTCTTACCCGTGACGAAAGCGACGAGTTCAGGAGCAACCCAACCGCCTGCGCTTACGCTTGCAAATTGTTTTTTGATCAGTTCGCAACAGAAGAGGATTTACGCACCCAGTTAGGGTACTTCGATAAGGTTAGTGCAGATCACTTTATAGCGAGTTACGAAAAAACTCCGCAGTTGGTAGCGTACATGAGAAAGAAAAACGAAGGGATTTACGGGTTATGATTAGCGAGGTTTACAACATTGACTGCATCGAGTTCATGCAACAGTTCTCCGATAAGCATTTTGAACTTGCAATAGTTGATCCACCGTACGGAATTGGAATAAATGTAAATATGGGTAGAAGAAAAGGAGTATTAAAAAGCAGTTATCATAAATTCCATGGTGAAGACAAATCAATACCAAATGAAAATTATTTTAATGAATTGAATCGAGTATCAAAAAATCAGATTATTTGGGGTGGTAATTTTATGACAAAGTATTTAGAACCTTCAAGCTGTTGGATTTTATGGGATAAAGGGTTTAGTGAAGAAGTTACATTTGGTCAATTTGAATTGGCATGGACTTCATTTACAACAACGCATAAAAAATTTGATAGATCACCAAACCAAAATAATAGAATCCATCCAACCCAAAAGCCTGTAAAACTTTACCGATGGTTACTTCAAAACTATGCAAAGGAAGGCGATAAAATACTCGATACTCACCTTGGTTCAGGAAGTTCACGTATTGCGTGCGATATGGAAGGATTTGACTTTTACGGTTGCGAACTAGATCAGGATTATTTTGAAGCACATCAAAAGCGATGGACCGAGTACAAAAAACAACTTACACTTTTTTAAAAAAAAGTTTGCACAATTGATTTTCATTACTATCTTTGTAATACCAAAAACAAACAAGCTATGAACACAATGATCAACAAACTAAGAGAAATTCAAAACGAAGAAATCGCAAACGGATTTTTAAACGGAAGCCTTTGGAATGATTTAGAAGATTTGATTTACCAAATTCAAAACCCACAAGTTGAAACAATCCAAGGTGAATTGTACGCAGGTAAAACATTAAAACAGTTAGGGCTTTAATTAGCCCTTTCATTTTAAAAATAATGATACAAACAACAGATAGCGAAAGGTGTCTTGTTTTAAACAATTATCATTATTTTGATGAACAAGAATTGTTTTACTGGCATGATAAATTTACAAAACGATTAAAATACTTATCACCTCTTCTTGTTGAATTAGAAAATAAAAACATGAACTTAGAAGAAGTATGCAAACCTTTGGCACAAGAAGTTTTTGAATTGATTAAATTATTGAATCTTTTAAACCAAAAAACAAACTTATGAACTTAACAGAATGGCTTACGCTCGAAACAGAAGACGGGGATATTGAATTCAAAGTCCTTGTCGATACCGAAGACCCAAACGATTGGGAAATCCTGGAAGTAACTCGCAACGGTGAACCCTACGAACAAAACGAAGCCGAATATTCCGACATGGTTGAAATGGCGAACGAGTGGGCAAAAGATGCGGAGCAGGATTATTTCGACGATATGCGTGAAATGTTCAACGATGATTAAACGATTGAGTGTATAAGTATGAAAAATTTACGGATTATGAGCAAGAGAGTTCAACTAAATTTTGAAACGATAAACAAGGGTAAGTATGAAATAATACCTTGGGAAAAGATACACGAAACGAATAAACGTATTAAAGAAGCAATGCGTAAGTTGAGAGGTAAATTTAAGTAAATTTTAATACCTAATTATGTGGGAATATAAAACAGAAGAATTCAAAGTAGAACGAAATAGTGATAAAACCTGTGATGATATTTTGAATGAATTTGGTAGAGAGGGATGGGAAGCTTTTTCAATTAAAAAAGAACCATACTTTGACAGAAGATTACAAATTGGTAAGTATAAGATACAGACTGCTAATTTATACGAAGTTAAATTGAAAAGGCGTGTGGAATAATTTAAATTCACAGAAATGTTTAACGATGATTAAAGCAAAAGTCAGGTAATGCGTAATGTGAAAATGGCATCACATCCTTAATTGGTTGCATCGTTGTAGGTTCGAGCCCTACCCTGACTACTTTGGGTTGGTTAGTACTATACGTTTTCGGGCTTTGTGTCCGTGCCGTTATAGAAGCACAAAATTTCAATTAACAACTAAAATTAAATAAAAGATGAAAAGGTCAATTAAAGCACTAA